GATGTGATTGCGGTGGGCGGGTAAGCTCAATAGTTATAACTACTTATAAGGAATCAAGACCATGACAAGTAAAAGAGAAAAGCTGGCGATAGCCATAGATAACCTACGCTCTGAGCTAGAAGATTTTCACGATGACCTACGCATTAAGTGGGCAAGCGGTGGCGATGTAGACGATGAGCTACAAGAGATGTGGAATGTTGAGGACGCTTGTTGTCTATTGGAGCGAGCCGCCACACTAATTAACCCAGAAGGGGAGCACGATCATGTTTGATTTATACTGCGCACACTGTGGCGAGCCGTGGGAGCACGATACACTGCACGATGTCGAGGGCATGGGCTATATGCAAGCAGCCAATGCATTTAAATTACAAGGCTGTCGCGTGTTTCAAATACTACGTCAGGGCATATACGGGACTGACAGCGTATGCAATGCCTCAAAGGTTGTCAGTGACAGCGAGCTGGCAGGTATACAGGCAGCCCATGAGTTGAGCGACTACCCAGAAGAATGGGATTACGACCTCGCTCGTACAATCTTTACAGGCAGGGGTGCTTCCTTCATCCTATGAAAGCGGGCTGACCCACCGTGCCGATTCGGGTCACAGAATTTTATAATTACTTATAACTAAAGGTGTATTATGAGCATATCAATTGATCTTGTGAGAGTGTATGACAGGGGTAAAACTGTGCCAATGTACCATGTACATGGAGTTAGTAAAGAAACGTGGCGCACCCATGAGCCAATAGAAAATAGCTATTACGTTAGCCAAGATGACTATAGCACTCCATTGTTCAGGTCGTATGAATCGGCAATGAAAGCATTACTAAAAATTGACTGGTAACAGTTATGACAAAATGTAAGTGTGGAAAAAAAGCAGATGTAAAAACTAAGGGGCAGTATCTTTGTGCAAATTGTTGGATAAAGTATGTGTTCCCACTCTTTAAAAATGAAATAAAAAAGGTATAGATATTATGAAAACTTTAATTGAAGCAGTAGAAAACTGGATAGACGAAAGAATTTTATTAGCCTCTGGAATGGGTGAATTAGAAGCAAGGTTTAACGACATGCAAGAGATACATATCCGTGACGCTAATAGAATTGCAGAGTTAGAGAGGCGTGTGATGGGTCTCGATGAAGACAATTCTTTCGATGGCGTGAACCACATAGATATATCTCAACGCTTAGAGTCATTAGAATCTACAGTAGAAGAAGTAGAATCTAGAGTAGACGAGGCTTATAGCATGGCTGAGTCTAATGACAGTCAGGGCGATGACCATGAGTATCGTATCTCTGAATTAGAACAAAGAGCTGATGAAGATATAGACTATGGAGATGTTATATCTGTAGTGAGAGATAGCTTAGAAGAATCCATTGTTGACGCGGTTCGCACTGAGATAGATGCGGTAGACTTTAAAGTAACGGTGGAGAGATAGCTATGTGGGCAATTGATTGGGATGAATCGGGGTGTACGCAGTACGCCTCAACACTAGAAGATGCACACAAGGTTGGGCAGGTATATAGCCCATACTACATCATAACTTATTTAGGAGAACCCAAAGATGATGGGATCAAAGAAGAACACAAGGCGGCTGGAGTTTAGGGGTACTCACCCCAAGCTAGTAACTGGCGAAAGCTATACGGCTTTTGAGTACGCACAGGCTTCTGGTCTGAGTTATAAAAAGTTACATTCTAAACTAACGCGATATACACATGTCAGTGATCGTATGCTAAAGAAGTATGTACCGCCTTCTCTTGCAGATAGGTTGGAGCATAGTCAAGAAGTTTTATCAGATAAATGGTTAAGGAGAAAATTGTAATGACAACTAGAGAAATAAGCGAGAACAAAATCTTACGCGAGTTAGTCGCGGTAGCACTTGAAGGAGTGCTAGACGATTTAAATAACTTAGAGTTGAGTGATCGTGGAGCCAGTGTTTTAAGTGGCGAGATGCGTCTTCTCAACAAGGCTCACAAGGCATTAACACTGGAGATTGAAAATGAAGATAGTTAAACAAGGCTGGACGTTAGTCCACACAGAAACTAAACAGGCTGTAGAAACCAAAGAGCTGACCCATACTCGTGACGGGGAGGCTTGGGTAATTGAAGGCGGAACACCTCCGCATAAGCCATCTAGTTCTGGTCGAGTGTGGGTTAGGTTATTAGATAACGCTGAGTGGAACAGAGAGTTCTTTCCGAATGTGTTTAACATGGAGTGGAAGTTCAATGATTAGGGCAGACAAAGTTGGTAGAGTTCTTAATTGTTCTATGTGTTTAAAAGATTATTACGATCATAGGTATAGTGAACAGTTGTGTTTGAGATGCTTTAAAGACTTAATAACCTTTAAAGATTTAGAAGATAACTTTGTACAACCACTAGAAGATATACCTGAAGATTGTAATAGGGAGTCATTAAGCTTGTAGAAGATTGTTAATGGCCTTGTAAGGCTATTGTAACAAGACGTTAAATGTTGTCAAGTGTTATCTGTTATAAGTGATTATAAAGATAGTGCTTGACAAAACTATTTTATTTATGTATGATGTTAACTCAATAACTGGAGAATCCAAATGAGTAGAGTATTACCGATGTTTACAAACAACACAGCAATCAATGTTATCCGTCAGCGCGGTTTTGGTGAGGCTGATTTTGATATAGCTACAGCACCTTTAATTTATTTAGATGCTTATGAAAGCTCTAAGTCTGTTATCTATCGTACAGATACAGCTCAAGAGCTTGGGGTGCATGGTCGTGGTTACAAGCCTGTAGCGCCAAAGAGTATGATCTCAGTGGCTCGTGATATTCTTGAGCGTTCTGATCTATCACTAGGAAACATACAGGAAACAATCCGCACATCTCACGATGGGGCTAGAGCCTTTGTTCAATACAAGCTGCCTGAACACACGTATCGAACTGTTGACGGTGATCATGCGGCTCTGAGCCTGTTAGCTATCACATCGTGTGATGGGACATGGCCGTTTATGTTTAGTGCCGCTGCTGTCCAACACGCTTGTACAAACTTACAGGTGTTCGTGGGCGGTGAGGTGGCAGTGTATAAAGCTAAACACACACGGTCTTTAGACATTGAACACGGTGGTCGCATGATTACTAAAGCCCTCCGCGTGTTTGAGAACGAGCGGGAGCTGTGGGATCAGTGGTCTAACACTGGGTGTACAGATGTGGAGGCTTTTAAATTATTTGTTAAAGCTATCAATGCTAAAGCTGTTGATAAGATACAGACTAATTGTTGGACGGTTGAGGATGTGTTTGATCGACTACCAAAGCGCAACAAGAATTTAGAATATATCTGGAACAAGTACAACACGGTTTACCGCAAGCGGTTGGGCGCTAACTACTGGGCGGCATACAATGCCCTGACTGATTGGTCAACCCATGCGGGTAGTAGTATGCAGAAGACTGTTAATAACATAGCGTCCATCCAACATGATCGTCAGGAGTTGATACGCAAAGCTGTGCGCTCCAACGAATACATGCGGAAGGTGGCGTAATGACTAGAGATTTCTTTGGCGCAAGCTTAACCATTGAGTTTAGAAATGGTGTAGGTGTAGACATAGAGTTTTCTAATTCACGCCCTGTTTGGATTAGCAGGGAAAATGACCCGGCTACACTAGAGGTTGCAGAGTTCGAGGGGATTTTAATATCCCTTCCGTTCTCGCTGATCAGTTATGGTCGGTGCTACTTACCGGAGAATTAATATGAGTGAAGCAAATCATGGCGGCAAAGGCGACAGGTCGCGTGTTAAAAATAAAGAAGCTTATAGTAGTAACTTTGATAAGATATTTAGAACCCAACTAAAAGGAGTACTTGATGAACAAGAAGATAGAAGAAAAGATAAGCTTGATGAAGTCGGGCTGCTTAAAAATCTGGATAGGTTTAAAGATTCAGGTGGCGCTGGTACTTGATAGAGCGGCACAGCGTTTTAACCACAGGCTGACACTAGCTTCTCGTAATGTTTTAATATTTGCATCGGGCGTGGTGTTAACAGTGGTGGTTTATTCTTTAATGTAGAGGGTGCAGTTATGACTGAATCGTTTTTTCAACAGACTTTAAGTGGCAACCCCTGTACTCTAGCCATGTCTATAGCAAAGGCCGCAATAGATGTAACAGAAAGCGGTGTGGCTCTGAGTACCACCTGCGGTATTTACAACGTGAACGAAAAGGATGTCGTTCAATTCATAATAGAACGAGCAGAGTACGATGGATTTAATTCTGCTATTAGTGGTTCGGCTTGACAAGCATATCCGAACCTGTTAAATTTCAATTTCTTTCAACCAACATAGGTATTTTAAAATGGCAATACTACAAGGCGAAGCTTTCTGGGCTTCAGTTACAACCCCCAACACCACGTTTGAACCTGTCTACTCAGTTAACTTAGTAGTTGATTCAGCAGTTGCTCAAGACTTTGAGTCTCGTGGATTCACGATCAAGCAGATGGACGAGGGGCCAGCAATTGTTATCAAGCGTAAAGTCAATGGCCCGAATGGTATGGTGCGCCCTGCACCAAAGCTTGTGGACAAGCACAAGAACCCGCTGGATGCTCGTATTGGTAATGGTTCCAGTGTGCGTGTGCAGTACAAAGAGTGGGAGTCTGAGTGGAAAGGTAAGACCTTTAAGGGTCTAGACTTTCAGGCAATGCAGGTGATTGACCTGATTGAGGTCGGCTCTCCCGATGGCTCTGAGTTTGATTCTATGGATAGCGAAATGGAGGATGAGCTGTAATGAAAACTATTGAGTTCAACGACATCAAATATGATGTTAGTAAACTCTCAAAGGAAGGGCAGGGAATTTTCTCTGTCCTTTCTATTTTGAGAAAAGACATTGATGCGGCTAAAACTAATTTAGTTATACTCTCTGCCGCTCAAGTACGAATGCTAGAAGTAATGGAAACACATCTAACGGACGAGGCAATCGTGGCTAACAATGAGGAATAATCATGGCCTTTGTAAAGACTCACCAACCGTGCGAGAAGTGTGGCAGTAGCGATGCTGCTTCACTGAACGAGGACGGATCGACATTTTGTTTTAGCTGTAACGAATATTTTAAACCAAACAGTACATCGGAAGTACACCAACCAGATACAGTAACGGAATTTGAAGTGTATCAGAGGAACAAGAAGATGGATAATTACACCGCTCCATCATATAGCAACTCGACTTCTTTTGTTGAGTTAACTGACAGAAAAATAAGTCTAGCAACAGCCAAGAAGTTTGGCGTTAAATGTACAGTAATCAACGGTAAGGTAACGAACCACCACTACCCGTACTACAACGGGCATGAGCTTTCCGCAACTAAAATACGAAAGCCGGACAAGACTTTTGCATGGTCAGGCTCTGCTAAAGAGTCGGGACTGTTCGGAGAAAACCTGTTCAAATCTGGCGGTAAGTTTATTACCCTGACTGAAGGTGAGTGTGATGCTATGGCAGCATACGAACTGATGGGTAGTAAGTGGCCTGCCGTATCAATAAAATCTGGGGCGCACGGTGGAGTCCGTGACGTTAAAGATAATCTAGAGTATCTTGAATCATTCGATTCAGTAGTTATTAATTTTGACAACGACAAGCAGGGTAAGGAAGCAGCCATTGAGGTGGCGAAGCTATTGACTCCGGGCAAAGCCAAGATCATGCGGTTACCTGAAGATTACAAGGACGCTAACGATATGCTGCGTCAGGGCAGACACTCTGCATACGTCAGTTGTTTCTGGGATTCAAAAGTCTATACGCCTTCTGGCGTGTTGAATCTTTCTGATCAGCTAACAGCCTATCAGGAACTACGCAACAACAAGAAGCAGGCCATCCCATATCCGTGGTTCGGTTTAAACAGAAAGCTGGAAGGTCTACGATCTGGTGAGTTAGTTACTCTTACTGGAGGCACAGGGCTGGGCAAGTCTTCTGTGACGCGAGAGATAGAACACTGGTTGATTGAGCATACCGAAGATAACGTGGGCGTGGTGGCGTTGGAGGAGAACTGGTCTCGCACCGCTGAAGGTATCATGGCAGTCGAAGCTAACTCTAAGCTACACCTCGATAGTGTTAAGTCTAAGTTCACTGATGACCAGTTAGATGGTTTCTTTAAGAAAGTATTCATGGGAGAGAACGAGGGACGTGTCTGGATTCATGCTCATCACGGTGTCAATAACATTGATGACATCTTCAGTAAGCTGCGGTACATGATCATAGGTCTGGACTGTAAGTGGATTGTTGTTGATCACCTCCACATGTTAGTGCTATCTACATTGGAGAATGATGAGCGCAAAGCTATTGATGGGATTATGCACCGACTCAGAACACTGGTAGAAGAGACAGGCTGTGGCATGATACTGGTCTCTCACTTGCGTAGAGTTGAGGGTAACCGTGGACACGAGAACGGTATTGAGACAGGGCTATCACACCTCAGAGGTTCTCAGAGTATCGCCCAGCTATCCGACTGCGTGATATCTTTGGAGCGCAACCAGCAATCAGAGGATGCCATCGAAGCGTCCACCACAAAGGTCAGGGTGTTGAAGTCTAGATATACTGGCGATGTGGGGGTAGCATGTAGCTTAATGTATGAGCAGGATTCGGGACGGCTACGAGAGATGATGCTTGAAGACCCTGACGAATTGACTGCGGAGATAGAACTATGATAAAGGGCTTTGAAAAGCATATAGATAAGACACTTTTTAGGCCAGAAGGCGCTAAGGCTTGGGCGTGGTACACAGAACTTGGTATGTCTCTGGCTGTAGAGTTTGATGCTGTTCAGGAGTACTATGAAACCATGCTAAAAGATGAGCGGAGTAATAACCATGAGTAATTTAATATTTGATATAGAAGCTAACGGCCTTGAGCCTGATAAAATATTCTGTATTGTTGCACAAGACGTAGACACAAAGGATGTGTTTACGTTTGACAACACACAGCTAGACGAAGGCTATGCAATGTTGCAGTCAGCCGACAAGCTGATAGGACATAATATTATTGGCTATGATATTCCTGTTGTAGAAAGGATAGCGGGGCTTGATCTTACAAATAAAAAGATAGTAGATACCCTTGTACTCTCCCGCTTGTTCAAGCCTACCCGCGAGGGAAACCACGGGCTTGAGGGCTGGGGCTACCGTCTGGGATTTACGAAGGGTGACTTTGGAGAGCAAGAGGACGCATGGGAATGCTACACGCCAGAGATGTTGGAGTACTGTAAGCGTGATGTGCTTCTGAACCGCAAAGTTTATGATGCTTTGAAGATTGAGAGCCGTGGGTTCTCGCCCGCTTCAGTAAAGATTGAACACGCAGTAGCGGGCATTATTGATCAGCAAAGAACTAACGGGTTCTTGTTAGACGTTGAAAAAGTAATGAGCCTTATGGCTATGTTTGAAACTAAGCTGCATGATCTGGAGCAGGAGGTTCAAGAAGAGTTCAAGCCGACTGTAACTATTCAGGTACTGACACCTAAGTTTACAGCAGCCGGAGCATTAGCTAAGACAGCGACAGACCAACATGGGAATGGAACCCGCCTGACAGAAGAAGAATACGATAAGTTAAAGATACACCAGAACCCAAAACCAATTGAGCGCAGAACCGAAACGCCTTTTAACTTAGGTTCAAGAAAACAAATAGGCGAGTACCTGATTAACTTTGGCTGGAAGCCGAACAAACACACACCAACAGGTCAGCCCATAGTTGACGAAGCTACGCTGAATAGAGTTAAAGGCATACCACAAGCTGCTATGATCGCTAAGTACTTGATGTTGCAGAAGCGTTTGGCTCAGACTAAAAGCTGGATCAAAGAACTAAACGATTCTACTGGTAGGGTACATGGCTATGTTAATCCTAACGGCGCGGTGACATCTAGAATGACGCACTCGCATCCTAACATGGCTCAAATCCCAAGCAGCGCCTCACCGTATGGTGAAGACTGTAGGTCTTGTTGGACAGTGCCGCAGGGCTACAAGCTGGTAGGTATTGATGCTTCAGGGTTAGAGTTGCGAATGTTAGCACACTATTTAAATGACGAGGGCTACACTAATGAAATCCTTAACGGAGATATACACACCGCTAATCAAAAACTTGCTGGACTTGAATCAAGAAGTCAGGCTAAAACTTTCATCTATGCCCTCCTATACGGAGCCGGAGATGCGAAACTTGGATCAGTGGCTGGAAGAGGCAGAGAAGCTGGCAAAGGACTTAGACAACGCTTCTTTGATAATCTCCCATCATTTAAATCTCTTACGGATAGAGTACAAAGAGAAGCAAAGGGTGGATACATTAAAGCATTAGATGGACGGAGGCTTACAGTACGCTCTGAACACGCAGCGTTAAATACATTGCTGCAAGGTGCAGGTGCAATTGTAATGAAGCAGGCGTTGATATTCTTAGACGCTGACATTAAACGTAAAGGCTATGACGCTAAGTTTGTAGCTAACGTACACGATGAATGGCAGATAGAGTGTAGCGATGATGATGCCGATGCCGTAGGTAAAGCAGGTGTTGAAGCTATTGTAGAAGCCGGACGTGTACTAAATCTTAACTGTCCTTTGGACGGAGACTATCAAGTCGGGGAGAATTGGAGTGAAACACATTAAAAACTGTATAGAGTGTGGCGTTGAGTTAGATGTATCTACTAACTGGTATCCTTCTTTTGTACCGAAGCATCACTACAAATGTACAACATGTTACGACAAGCAGCGCATAAAGAATCACGTTGTTGCTGGTACTGCTGGGCCTAAGACTATAGCCAGACATCTTGGATACACTACAAACGAGAAGTACGCTTCTGTTGTAGGGGGATACGTGTACATCATATCTAATCCTGCGTGGGACGGTTGGAAGAAAGTGGGCATGGCTATTGATGCCTATGACAGGTGTAGCGCCTTTCAAACTTCTTCTCCTTTTCGTGATTATAAAGTAGAATACTGCAAACACTTTGAAAATCGAAGAGGAGCAGAGGGAGTCGTTCATCTAAGATTAGATGAAGAAGGCATAGAGGGGGTAGGAGAGTGGTTCAAGGCTTCTACTAAACAAATAAAACAAATTATACAATCAGTTAAAGGTGAATACGATGAATCTATCAACAGTAGTTCCTGATATATATCAAAAGCTAGAGATGCTCTCTGAAGGAGAAGCCCTCCCGCTGACCGAAGAAGATATTGACAGTACTGTTGCGGCCATGAGAGAGGCTCTTGTTTCTTGGGCAACGCCCCGCAAAAGAGATACTAACTTTACTGTCCGTATGTCCAACGTAGGTAAACCCTCCCGCCAGTTGTGGTATGAGAAACGCGATCCCGCTGGTCGTGGTGGCGCTGATGGAGCGACACAGATAAAGTTTCTATACGGCCATCTTCTTGAAGAGATCGTTCTGATGTTAGTACGCATGGCTGGACATAAAGTTACGGACGAACAGAAGGAGGTGACTGTTCAGGGCGTTGTCGGCCACATGGATTGTAAAATAAATGGTCAGGTAGTAGACGTTAAGACCGCCTCGCGCTTTGCATTCAATAAGTTTCGTGATGGTAGACTTGCACAGGACGATCCTTTCGGATACTTGGGGCAGCTTGCTGGTTACGAGAAGGCAGAGGGCACAGAGGGTGGCGGGTTCTTAGTGCTAAATAAAGAGAGCGGGGAGTTGTGTATGTACATCCCCGATGATCTTGATAAACCCAACATAGACACTAAGATAACTGACCTGCTGCCTGCCCTTGAGCTTGACACAGCACCAGAGCTTTGTTACTCTCCAATACCTGATGGAAAGAAAGGCAATATGAAACTTCCAAAGGGTTGTAACTGGTGTAAATACAAACATGACTGTCATAAAGATGCTAATGACGGGCAGGGTCTTAGAACTTTTAAGTATTCTAACGGCCTAACGTACCTCACTAAAGTTGTGGTTGAACCTAAAGTAGAAGAATATTTATGAATAATAAACAAGCTAAACGAATACGCAGACACGCTTCAACGCTGTTGGTCGGTTGGTTGCGTTCTCTCCTCACTGAAGAAGAGGGCGCGAAGATCAACATAAAGAACTACGCTGATCACATGCCAGAGCAGACCCACATTTACGCTAACCGTAGAATGCTGTTGAATGCTTATCATCCTAAGTGGATAACTAAGAAGATTAATCAGCTTCTTAGGATTTATCCGCACTTAAAGGTAGAAGACGTAGACTTGGAGCTGGTTCAATGGAAAGCAAACAAACGACAGGCATAGAGATAGAGGCCATGATAATTGCTGTAGGAAGTTTTCTTTATAATACGGACAATTCTATTTGTGATATTGATTCAGAGTTTCTTAGCAACTTAAATCTTTTAGTGTCTACAGAACTAGAAAAAAGAAAGGCAGAACTACATTGAATAAGATAAAAAGGGGCTTTAGGAAAGCACGAGTCAAACGCCCAGTAGAAAAAAATGTTGTAGCAGGATATGATTCTAACTGGGAGTACGAACTACACAGCGGGATACTAGACGGTTGGAATTTTCACACTCAGAAAGTTCCATACACCGTTGACCACAACTACCACCCAGATTTTCTAAAAGAGATTGACGGTAAAAAGATTTTATTAGAAGCAAAGGGAAGGTTTTGGGACTACGCTGAGTTCAGCAAATACATCTGGATAAACAAGGCACTGCCTGAAGACACTGAGTTGGTGTTCCTGTTTGCTAATCCAAGCGCCCCTATGCCGCAAGCCAAAAGACGCAAGGATGGTACTAAAAGAAGTCACGGTGAGTGGGCAAGCGCCAACGGTTTTACATGGTATAGTGAGGATAGCATTCCTGATGGTTGGATCAATGTCAAAAAGAGAGAAACTTTCGACTGATGTTAGCCGCAAAGATGCAAGGCGAGACAGGTTTGAAAGGAAAAAGAAATTTAAACAACGTAAACGCGAGGTAAAGTATGGCAAGGTTAAATGATGCTACGCCTTCCGAATGGAACGCGGCTAGAGATATGCTAAAGAAAAATCAAGACGCTATTTATCAAGAGCGTGAAGCTACTAAACAAAAGACAGGCTTGGAGGCTTGGATGCACGCAGCACACGATGAAGGCTCAGAGCTTTGGGAAGATGAGCTTGACGCAGTAAACAAACCCACCCACTACAACACAGGCAATATAGAGTGCATTGAAGCTATTGAAGAGTCTATGTCTAGTGTTGCATTCAAGGGCTACCTCAAGGGTAACTGCCTGAAGTATCTGTGGCGTTATGACTACAAAGGC